TGACACTGCAAGCGCTGAGGCTGTTGAGCGCTATAACAAATACGTTGCTGATGCTGATTTTGATGACTTTACGCAAACTACTATGTCTACTTTGCTTGGAAAGATGAAAGTTTCAGATACATATATAAAGCTGCCAGAAAAACTTGAATACCTGCGCAATAACTCAGACAATGACGGGCTGTCTATTAATGGCGCAATAACATCGACTGCTGAAAATCTACTCCAGGTAAAGTGGCATATATTGTTAGCTGACTACCAAGGGCTTTCAGAGCTACAGGCGCATGACGTATCAATATCTGATTTAGAAAAGCTAAATCCACGAGCAACGATTAAGCAATACTCTCGAGAGAATGTTATTGATTGGGATTTTGAGCGTGTTAACGGAGCTATGCAATTAACGTATATTTTATTGCGTGAGATTAGTAGCAAATTGGACCAAGAAAGCATGACGCGCAAAAAGACCACCGCTTATCTAAAACTTGGCATTGATGAGCAAGGTTATTACCAGCAAAAGATAGTTGAGTCAGAAATGGGCGGCAGGTCAGAAGGCGAGAAGAATTACGTTAAGATAAACAACGTTAACATGCAATTTATACCTGTTGAGATTGTTGTTGACACAGAAATTCAAGGCGGTTACATGCCTTTGAAAGCTGGGTATTTGACTGCAATATCTAACCTCGCATTGTCCCGTTACAGGGTGAGCGCAGTATATAAAGAAGGTCTTTATGCTTTGCTTCCGACTATGAACGTCTTTGGCATGGACTCAGCGAACTATGACACGTTTCAAGAAGTAAACGGCAGAAGCTATCTAGCAAGCGGAGTGTTCACGCCTAACTTTCTTCCTAGCACTGAAATGAAGGTTGAGCTAGTTGAATCATCTTTGAGTCTTACACAGTTCCAAGAATTTTTTGACAGAAACGAAAAGCTGGTAAAGGCAGAGGGCGGCACGTTTAAAACAGATGGCGCAGTACAGCGAACAGCAACCGAGATAGTCGCTGAGGGTGAACAACAAAACAATACACTTGAGCCGATGGTGTCATCAATAGAAGAATCAATGGCTCGCGTTATTGCATATTGTGGATTATTCGAGGGCATCTATACAATCGAGCAAGCGCAATCAATGCCAGAAGATATTATCGTAAAAATGAATCGACAGTTTGCAGTTAGTAAATTATCTGTCGAAGAAGTGAAAGAACTACGTGAAAGCGTGAGCGCTGGACTACTTACTAAGAAAGTATTCTTAGAGCTGCTAGTGCAAGGCGGCTGGGATATTGGAGAGGTTGGCGAGCTATTAAATGACTTAGCAAATCAAGCTCCAACAATAGTTTAAGCCTATTAAATACTACTAGTTTGCACACTTTGCCTATTAGTAGTAAAATATAAAAACGATAGTCGTACTATTAATAAATGGATAATATGCAATGGCAGATTTAACAGCAGAACAGTTTGAACAAGTACCTGAGTTTTTGAAAGAAGATTACACAGAGGTAGATGGCGTATACAAGCACGCTGGCATGATGAAAGTAAAGCAGACAGCTAATGACCTAGATACAAAGCTAAAAGCAGGTGAGACAGCGGCTAAACTCGCAGAGACCACAAAAGCTCAAGAGATTACAGACGCAATTGAATCAGCACTCGCAAAGGCAATTGAAAAGGGTGATGGCAAAGAGCAGTTGCGCCTTGAACGTGAAAAACTAGACGATGAAGCTCGACGGATTACAGAATCACGCGGCGAGTTAGAAGAAATTCAAAGCTCAATGGCTGGCGAGAAAAAGAATACAATAATTGAACGTCTAGCATTGAAAGCAAGTGATAGTGGTCGCGCAGCATTCAAACGACTGGTAAAAGATTTTATACACATCGACCCGAAAACACGACAAGAAACATTTTTAAATGAAGATGGTAGTGCCTCTTCGTTGAATGAAGAAAGTTTTTACACTGAATTTCTGTTCAAGAATGACGTGTTCAAAACTGTATTAAAACCTGTTGTAACAACCACAGGCGGCGGAAACGCAAACGGCTCGACCGATGGCAGTGCCACTCAGAAAGCACCGAAAGATATGAACAGCACTGAGCGTCTTGCATTTAAGAATCGAGACCCAGCCGCATTTAAAGCAGCATTTAAACTATAAAAAAGAGGTACTAAAAATGGCTACAGTAAGATTAAGCGACGTACAATTCGACCCTGATGTTTACGCATCATACGTGCAAGAAGACCACCCAGACATGAACGCCTATGTCGCTTCTGGTGTTGCGGTAACAAACGCATTGCTAACAGCACGAGCAGCCGGTGAGGGTGATATTACATCAATCCCGTATTGGAAAGATTTGGCCTACGCATCTGAGAATATTTCAGGCGATGACCCCAGCGTGTTTGCTACACCTCAAAAAATCGGCACTGGTAAGATGGTTGCTCGTAACGTGCATATTAACAACGCGTGGCAGACGGCTAACCTAGTTGGCGAAGTCTTGGGCAGTGAAGATCCGATGGTGCAGATTCAATCGCGTACAAGTAAATATTGGGAAAATCGCTTTGAAGCTCGAATCCAGGGTATTACAACCGGGGTATTCTTAGAGAACGAAGCTGGTAATGGTGACATGATTTTTGATGCGTCTACTCAAGATGGTGACAACGCTGTCGCAGCTAACAAGTTCACATTCTCTGGATTTGTACGAGCACGAGCAACAATGGGCGAGTCATCTTCTATGCTTGCGTTAATCGCTGTGCATCCTGATGTCATGGTTGATATGATTCTTGGTGAACAGATTGAGTTTATTCAAGACTCAGTGACAGGTGTGCGCATCCCAACTTATAACGGCTTACGTGTTGTTGAGGATAAGAAACTACCTGTTATTGCTGGCACAACTTCTGGATCTCGTTACGTTTCTGTACTGTATAAAACTGGTGCATTCGGTTACGGAGACTCAGCAGCCAAGCGACCTGTCGCAGTTGAGTTTGATGAGCTTGCAGCAAATGGCGCAGGTATTGAAACATTAATCGAGCGTAAGCAGTGGTTGATTCATCCTGAAGGTTACAAATGGAATGAAGCGACTGTTACTGGCGATTCTCCTACTGTCGCTGAGTGTGCCTTGCCTGCCAACTGGACTCGTGTTTTTGAACGTGAAAACGTATCGATTTCATTTTACGTAACAAATTGATAAGAGGCCGCTATGTCTTTAAATAAAGATGGTTTGATTGGCGGCTCACTTATTACACCGGAGCAATTGCGAGAGTTAAAATCTCGCAAAGATAAAGCTCCCGGTGTAGTTAGTGTGGTCAAGAAGACTAGCAAAAAGAAGTCTGATTAATATTGAGGCGGTGTAAAATCCGCTTTTTTGAGGAATCAAAATGGCACGATACACAGACACGCAGGAAATGGCATTTAACAACCTGCGCGAGACAAGAGCAATCATCGTCACTGGCGGGGATTTAGTGGTTTCTTCGTGGGATGGCCTTGCTTACAACGAGATAGAAACGCTTGTAAAAGGCCCGTATGAATATTTCACAAGAGGGCTAAGGCTTAGGTTCGTTCCCGCTGCTGGTGCCACTTACACTATCGAAGAGGGTGGGCGCAAATGAATGGAACCTTAGTGCGCGGTCGTGGCAGGGAGCCTGTGTTTATGGCCATATCTCGTGAGACATTGTCAATGAGCGCAGACTCAGCGGCCCCATCTCACTTGCAGGCGATGGAGCAAGAGGATTCACTTCACTTTTTTGAGTATGACGACACAGAGAAGGCGATGCGTAACGTGTCGGGTCGCACGTTAACGATGCGCGGCACGCTTAGCTATCATTTAAATAACGCAAATAATAGCGAACGCTCTATTTCTGTCTTCTCAGAGGCAAAAGTAAGCGGCGGGTCTTGGGTTAAAAATGCAGACTCGGGGCGAAAAGAGTCTGTGCGCGGCGATGATGCAAAGTATTCAACAAAATCATCTGATGTTTTTGAGTTGCCACATGATGCGCTGTTAAGATTTGGATTCTTTGCTAGTGCGGTTGGTGTATCGTTGCTCCCTGTGTCCTTTGTTGCAGAGGGCGTTACGGTAACAGGCCCGTCATTTAGATGGACGCTAAAGGAGATATAATGACGCTAATAGTTGAAACAGGACAAGGTCTAGCTTTGGCAAATGCTTATATTGATGTTGCTTATTTAGATAATTACGCAGCATTGCGGGCTACAGATTTAAGTGCGTACGACAATACAGCAAAAGAAGCGGCTATAATTACATGCACAATTGATTTTATTGATATTTACTATGATTTTCGTGGCACATTAGTAAACGAAAGCCAGTCTTTATCGTTGCCGACTGACTTAGTAGCGATTAACAAAGACATTAAAAGCGCAGCGGCTAACGGTGCAATATTGCAGTTAAAAGGATTACTGTTAGTTGATACGTCGCTAATCGGACAAGCTGGCATTGTTAAATCAGAATCTAAAAAGCTTGATGTGCTTGAGACTGAAACAGAATACTTTGAGAATTCAACATCAAACTATAAGCGTGACTCGCCATTGATTGATAGATTGCTTAGAAAATATTTATCATTTAGTAACGGTCCTAGTTTGGTTGTAACCTAATGGCTGTCTTTGATTACACAGAAGCGCATGCCGTAGCTGTTGAGTTAATTACTTTTTTTGGCAAGCCTGCTAACTTAGTTAAAAAAGGCAATACAAGCGGCATGGATGAATACGGCAACGTGACAGCAGCAACGCCAGACGTAACTATTTCGGGGTTGGTTTCTCCGTTATTAAAATATAAAAAGTTTGAGGTTGATGAAACTAATATTTTAGCCACTGACAGTTACGTGCTTTTTGATAGTACAGCAGAGCCAGAAATAGATATGGTTATCACAATCAACTCTGATGAGTACCGGGTAATTAAGATTCCAGCGCTCGAAAGTGTTGATGGCATTAACGTTTACCGCAAATTACAGTTGAGACGCTAATGAGTTTAGCCAGTGATTTGCGCAGGTTTGCACGACTTACAGAGGCAAAGCAAGAGCGCGTTGTTAAGCAGTCCTTTATTCAGCTTGGCAATGAGATGGAATTTAAAAGCCCTGTAAAAAGTGGCGCATTTAAAGATTCTTGGTTAGGCGCTACTGGCTCTATTGATGAAGATATATTCTCACCGGGTCGCGATGCTGTTGGCTCGTTATCTGCAATGCTATCCGGGTTAAGAATGGGTGAAGTGTTTTATTATACGAATTCACAGCCTTACGCCATTTTTTTAGAGTATGGTGGTAGTGATATAGCAGAAAACGGCATGGTGCGGTTAACTGCCCGCAATTGGCCGCGCATAGTCAATCAAAACATTAGGGCTAATCAATGATTAATGATTTCACAACAAGCAAGGCGCTGCTTGATAAATTAAAGGCGTTTACTGATATTAAAGGACTGCGTCTTGCTGTGCAGAGCTTTAAATTTGAGCCGATAGCAACAGAAACATACCTTCAAGAAACGTTCCTAGCTAACGATACAGACCCTCTAGGCATTAACCAGCGCTCAACAGATGAGCAGCGGCCTATCTATCAAATAGATATTTACACTCAGAAGTATAACGGTAAATTTCAAGGCTTAACATTAGCCAATGAATTAAAAGCACAGTTTATAAGAGCAAGTTTTATTGTTAACACAGCAGCACAAAAAGTAATGGTTTCAAATGTAAATAGTTCAATAGGGCCGTCGAATAATACGCATGACAGAACAATTGTCAGTGTTAACTTGGTGGTGTTAGCCGCAAACACTTAACCCGTGTATAATAGGTAAAACAAATCAACTTAATTAAAATGAGAGGTACAAACTATGGGGTGTGCAACATCTTCAATCGGCGCTTTTATTAGCGTATCAACTTCATTACCGGCTACACAAGATGAAGCTGGTTTTGCAGCATTAACATTCACAGAGATTGGCGAAACTTTATCTTTGCCAGCTTTCGGTGGCACTGCTGCTGTAACAACTAACACACCATTAAAAACTGGTTACGAGTGCAAGTCACAGGGCGCGATTAACTGGGGTTCAATGGCTATCAATGCCTTATATGTTGATGTAGAAGCTGGCCATGCAATTATGCTTGATGGCTTGGACGGGACATTTAAGGGCAAGGATTTAGCTTTTGAAGTTACTTACGCCAACGGTGCTGTTCGCTACTTACGCGGATTTGTATCAATGTACACAGAGAACCCCGGCGATGCATCAAGCAATATTTTGATGGATACTTCTGTTGAACTGAACTATAAGCCAATACCAGTTGTTGCACCTTAATAAGTAATTTTTACGCGGTAACGGCTGGCAAGCTGGGGGCTTAATCCACTCTCACCGCTTTTTATTTTGGATTTAATACAAGGCATTATATTATGACTAATTTTATGGACCAATTCGATACTGTTGCAAATTCTGAGCAGGGCGCAAAATTACATTTTAAAGTACCTACGGGAGATCTTGCATTTATTGATGCAGACAAAGAAACCCCAAAAAAGCCGGTTACAGTAACCATGCTTGGTGCTAGCTCTGATAAGCATAAAAAATATTCTATTGCTGCATTGCGTGACTATCGCATTAAAAGCAAAAAGAGCCACGGCAAAAAGAAAGATGAAGATATTTCAGATGATTTTTTCGAAGAGACCTCCGCATCACAAGTAAGTCGATTAATGGCTGTTGTTACTGGCTGGGAGAATATGTTTGATACAGAGGGTAGAGCATTGGATTGCACGCCTGAGAACATTAAATTCTTATTCGGTAAATACCAAGAGTTGCGCGTACAAGCAATTAACTTCCTAGATTCAGACGTAAATTTTATCAAGAGCTAAGTGAAAATCTTAGCATTTACGCGATGCATCTAGGCTGGTTAAACGCAAGTCAAGATGACCGTAAAAATATAAGTCGAGCTGAGGAGTTCGGCGACAAACATCCAATCTGTAAACTACCCGATGCCGACCCATTAATTGTGTCAGTATTTCGCAATGTTGGCCCATGCTTAGGCACTGGCATGGGTGCTTTTAGCATTACTTGGCAAGAGTTAGACGCATATTCTAGGCTATCGCAAACAGAACTATCAGCGTGGGAATCAGAGCAAGTAATAACAATGAGCAAGTTGTATTGTAATTACCTTAACGTTGGCAAAAAGGCTAGCAGAGCGCCATACGAGCGTGATTACACAGAGGAAGAAATGCAGGATAGCAAAGACGCAATGACTCGCGTGTTAAAGTCTGAAACTGATGCTTTTGATAAACTTACAGATTAAACTAAGCCGCTAATTAAAGCGGCTTTTTATTAGTATATTGATCACTTTGAGAATAAAGATAGCTGCGCATCTTCTATGCTTTTAATCCAAATTTCTTGGTTTTCTTTTTTTACTTTTTTGTAATTGTTCAGAGCCTTGCCGCATTCACTTGCGACCCCTTTGTCAGACTCAATTTTTAAAGTTAGATCATTGAGTGCTTTCATTGTTGATGGAGGGTTGATTGAATTTACTATGCTATCAAACCTTCTTATCACTTTAAGCTCAAAATCAACATTTACCCACATAGCGTATTTATAAACCAATTCTTTACAAACCCACGTACCGCCACCATAGCGGCCTTTCTTTTTTATTATTGGGCTAAATGCCGGATTATCGGCATTTAAAATACTAACCATTTCATTGAATGATTTGCCAGCCATGAACTTGTTTGGAAGGTCTTTTATTGACCCGCCAGATGCTTTGTGAAGATCATTAAGCGAGTATCTCCCGTCCGTGTCTGTTGTTATTTCTGTGTTATTAATTACTAAATTCATTTTTAAAGCCTCATGTTTGTAATGTTTAGTTATTATATATTTAAATAGATCAAAAGTAAACAAATACAATGTATACATTTAAAGTTATTAGAATTTACTTTCCAATAGCCTAATTTATCACCGCGGAAAATAGTGTTATAATGTATAAAAATATACGGAGAAAATTATGGATCTTGCTACCATTGGATTCCGCAGTGACACGCGAGAATTAGAACGAGGCGCGCGCAGCTTAAACAGTCTAGCTGATACAGGCGACCGCACAGAAAGACGCTTAGCATCTTCTACAGCATCGTCTAGCAACAACTTTGCTCGACTAGCTGGGGTTATCGGCACTGCGGCGGCAGCATTGACAGCGTTTAGAGTTGGAGCTGCATCTTTAGAAGCGTTTAAAATATTTGAAACCGGGCTAGTAGGTGTTGCTAAAACAACTGGATTAGCTGGTGCTGAATTAGATAAATTCTCAAATAGAATCAGCGATATGGCGCTTCAAATACCAGTATCAACCACTGAGCTTCTTGAGCTAGCGCAAGCGGCTGGGCAAATGGGTGTAAAGGGCTCTGATAATTTAGAAAAGTTTGCGCTAACAGTTGCTAAACTTGGCCGAACAAGTGACCTAGCAGGAGAGCTTGCAGCTAAATCATTAGCGCGAATTCTAAACGTAACTGGTGAAAGCGTAGATTCAATTGATATATTAGCTAGTGTTATTGTATCGCTAGGTAATAACTCAGCAGCAACAGAATCAGAGATAGCCCGAATGACCACAGAAGTGGCACGTGCTACATCAGTGTTCGGCGTTACATCATCAGAGGCTGCCGGTCTTGGGGCTGCGATGGCGTCAATCGGCATTCAGGCTGAGACTGGCGGCTCTAGTGTTGGGCGCACAATGCAAGCGATAACATCAGCGGTGCAAAATGGTGGTGATGAGTTAGATAAATTCACAGAAACGCTAAACATCAATTCAGAAGCTCTGACAAAAGCATTTAAAGAAGATAAGGTAAAAGCGTTTGAAATAGTATTGCAAGCTGTAGCAAAGCAGGGTCTAAGCGCTGGCAGTGCTTTGAAGTCGGTAGGACTTGGCGGGCAAGAAATTGCAAAAACAATCGTACCTCTTGCTAATAACATAGACATATTAAGTAGCTCGTTAGCACTGGCTAACAAAGAATCAAAGAACGCTACGGCATTAAATGAAGAGTATGCGGCATCACTTAAAACATTACAGTCTGAACAAGATTTGGCAACTAATACACTTGAAGCGTACTCAATAGCGATTGGCGGTGAGCTTGCCCCAGCTTTTAGCAGCTTATTAAGTGTATTCAATAGCTTCGGGGGAACATCTCAAGAGGTTACAGCAAACGTTGAAGCGACAGGGGACGCTTTGAAAGCCTTGTCTGCAGTTGTTGGTCTTGCGCTAATACCTGTTATGGGTCGGTATATAGTTACACTTGCAGCGGCGACTACTGCAACAAACATATTAACCGTATCAACTAGAATACTGCTTGGCCCTTGGGGGGTCTTGATAGCCGCGGTTGGCGTTGCGGCTACAGTATTTACCACATCTAAAAATGAATCCGATAAGTTAGCTGAATCACTTGCAACCCAAAAAGAAAAAGCTGACGAGTTAACAAGTTCACTAGAAAGCATGAACGTTGCGCAAATTAACACAAAGATAATTGCAATCGAAAACGAAAAGATTCGATTGATAGAGAAAAGATTAGCTGTGCAACTGGAAGCTGAAAAGCAAGCCAAAATGAACACTACTAATAGATTTGGGGGTGAAACTGGTCTTCTGGCAAGTGAAGCAGAAATAGCAGTTGCGGCTGTTGATAAGCAAATAAAAACTAACGCTGAATCTATGAAAATAGCTCTTGGCATTCAGGATAAACTGCTTGGCAAAAATGCGGCAGATGATGCAGAAGAATTAGAAGAAAAGCTGAAAAACATTTCAGAAGCTTACCAAAAGTGGCTTGATAAGATAAACGGCTTTAGAACACCTATGCAGCAAGTCACCGCTGAAATAACAAAGATAAATAAAGCGCTCGCAAGTGGCGACTTAAATATGACAGGCGGGGTGATAGCCAAGCTAACTGAGTTAAGTGCTAAATCAGCAGAGCTAGACGAAACAGGAACTGGACAAGGTTATCAGGATTGGCTTACCGGGATCGTAGGAAGTAGCACAGCAGGACAACTTGAATCAATCACAGAAGAGATTGAGAAAGTAACTGAGGCTATGGCAATGGGCGACTTGCCAAAGAACATAGGCGCTGAGAGTCTTGAAGAATTGCGCGATAGATATAAGGATTTAAGCCAAGAAATAAAAGACGATGATATGTTTGATAGCGTTACTGGCGGAATTGCTGATTCATTAAATGCCATGAAAGGCTTTGCAAAAGATGGCTCAAAAGAATTTCAAGCGTTAAGCATAGCAGCAGACGCTTTTAATTTAGTGCAGGCAATCGGCGCAGTCATCAATCAAGCAAGCAGTGGCGACCCTTACAGTGCGTTTCCTCGCATGGCTGCAATGATTGGAGC